ATGAGTCAAAGAAAAAAAGCTATGGGAGGAGGCATGATGAGAAGAACCTTTAAAAAAGGCGGATCAGGAAAAGACACTCATGTAACTAAAGACGGACGTACAGTTAAAAAAGGTCTTTACTACTACATGAACAGAGCCAAAAAAAGAGGCACTAGCAGACCAGGTAAAGGCACAGTTAGTGATGCAGCTTTAAATAGATCAGCTAAAACTGCTAAAAAATAATCATGGCTAGTCCAGCGTGGCAACGTAAAGCAGGAAAGAATCCATCAGGTGGATTAAATAAGAAAGGTGTTGCTTCTTATAGAAGAGCAAACCCTGGTTCTAAACTTAAAACTGCTGTTACAACTAAACCATCTAAATTAAAGAAAGGATCTAAAGCCGCTAATCGTAGAAAAAGTTTTTGTGCGAGAATGGGTGGAATGAAAAAAAGATTAACATCTGCTAAAACTGCGAGGGATCCAAATTCAAGGATTAATAAATCTTTGAGAAAATGGAACTGTTAATGAAAGCAGCAATTTTAGATGCGTTAGAAGCTAGATACGATGCACAAATAGCTGAAGCTGATGCCACAATTAAAATATATTTAGAAAATTCTGTAGGTATTGGAGAACATCCACAACATATAGATGAAATAGATAAACAATTTCAAAAAATTGCAGATGCTCAAGAAAAGCTACAAGCAATTGAAGATTTTAGGGAGCCTAGAAATGCCCTTTAGATCTGAAAAACAACGAAAGTATTTATTTGCAAAAAAACCTACCATTGCAAAAAAATGGAGTAAAAAATATGGTAGTAAAATAATAAAGAAGAGGAAAAAGAAATAATGGATGAATTAACTTTTATAGACAAAATTAGAAAAATTATAAGAATGAGACATGATGATGTGGTTTCTGCAATGGCGTCTGGTGGTGTTGACAATATGGAAAAATACCAGTATATGTTAGGACAGATACGAACGTATCAATATTTAAGTCAGGAAATATCCAGCCTGCTAAACAAAAAGGAGCAAAGTGAAAATGAAGGAACAGTCGTCAACATCAAACCAAAAGATAGTCCTACCAAATAAAGAATTAGTAGGCGTTAAAAAAGAACAAGATTTAAAATCAGATTCAGCAAAACTTCCAACTCCTACAGGTTGGAGAATTTTAGTTTTACCTTTTAAACAAAAAGAAAAAACTAAAGGCGGAATATTATTAGCAGATGAGACAGTAGAACGATCACAAGTAGCATCGACTTGTGGTTTAGTTTTAGATATGGGACCACATTGCTATGATAAAGAAAGATACCCAGAAGGTCCCTGGTGCAAGAAAGGTGATTGGATTATCTTTGCAAGATATGCCGGATCACGAATTAAAATCGATGGGGGTGAGATAAGACTTCTTAATGATGATGAAGTTTTAGCGACCGTGGAAAACCCTGAAGATATATTCCACGAATTTTAACATAGATAAGGAGAAAAAACTATGCCAGAAAAAGAAGAAAAACTATCTAATGAACCAATGGTTGAATTAGATACATCCGGACCGGGTGCAAGTGTTGATCTTCCTGAAACACAAAAGGAAGAAGAAAAAACATATGAGAAAGAGGAGAAAAAAAATGAAGCAAATGTTACATACGATAATGAGTCCGCTGACACATCTGAGAAATCTAGTGAGCAGTCAAATGTTCGAGATAGCGAGGACGTTCAAAAATCAGAAGGCGGTAAGGTTGAACAAAAAACTTCTGAAGAAGGGAGTGATAAGCAACCAGATAACACTAGGGAAGTTGAAGAATATTCTGAAGGAGTTAAGAAAAGAATAGCTAAACTTACTAGAAAGATGCGTGAAGCAGAAAGGCAAAGAGAAGAAGCTTTGCGTTATGCTAAAAGCGTAAAACACGAAAGAGATCAGTATGAAGCAACTGCAACAACTTTAGATAAAAATTATGCCACAGAAATGGAAGGCAGAATCTCATCTTCACTTGCAGCCGCACAAGCAAAACTTGCTGCAGCTAGACAAAGCGAAGATTCTAAAGCTGAAGTAGAAGCTTTAACAGCTATCTCACAATTAGGTTATGAACAAGGTAAATTAGCTGAGTTAAAAACTCAACACCAGATGCAGGAAACTGCAGCTAAAGAAGCAGCTGAAAAACCGGTTCAACAACCTATTCAACAACAACCCCCAAGAGATCCTAAAGCGGAAGCTTGGGCTGAGAAAAATGAGTGGTTTGGTAAAGATAATGCTATGACTTACACAGCATTTGATTTACATAGAAAACTTACTGAAGAAGAGGGAATGGACCCACAATCTGATGAATATTATGCAGAAGTGGATAAAAGAATAAGACTTGAATTCCCCCACAAATTTGGTAATACTGTAGAAAAACAGACTAGTAAACCTACACAAAACGTTGCCTCTGCAACGCGTAGTTCAAAGACTGGTCGCAAACAAGTGAGACTCACACCGTCTCAAGTCGCAATAGCGAAAAAATTAGGTGTGCCACTGGAAGAGTATGCGAAACAACTTATGAACACGAAGGAGGTATAGGCATATGAATACAAGTAAACCAACTCGTGCGAGTCAAGCTAAGAAAAGTGATACAACAAAAGTTGTAGCACAAGCAAAAACGGTTAAGCCAAAAGCAAGACCAAAAGTTTGGACTCCACCATCGTACTTAGATACGCCCAACGCGCCAGAAGGATTCAGACACAGATGGGTCAGGGTAGAAATCCTAGGATTCGTTGATACGAAAAACATACAAGGACGCTTAAGGTCCGGATATGAGTTAGTAAGATCAGATGAATATCCTGAAGAAGACTATCCAGCAATCGCCGACGGCAAATACGCAGGGGTTATCGGGCACGGAGGCCTAGTGCTGACTAGGGTACCAGAAGAGATCGCAAGGTCAAGACAAGAGTATTTTCAAAGAGAAGCTCAAGATCAAATGACCGCAATCGACAACGATCTTATGAAGGAACAGCATAAGGGAATGCCTATCGAAATCGATAGACAATCTCGTACAACCTTCGGTGGCAAGAAAAGTTAAAATTTAAATTTTCAAACCAGCGAAATAAATCAACCGTGACTGGAGGTCCGCAAGGACAGGTCACATAAGGAGAAACGACATGGCTAATGCGTCAACAACTGGTTTCGGATTGAAACCAATTAAAATGTACGGCAATGGTTATGAAAGCATGGGTTTAGGTGAATACCCTGTTGCAGCTTCTTCAGATCCTATCTATTTTCAAGATTTGGTCTGTCAAGCGACAACTGGATATGCTATAGTTGGTATTGCTACCACTTTAGATATCATTGGTTCACTAAACGGTGTTTTCTACACTGATGCTACTACATCAAAGCCGACGTTCCAAAATTACCTACAATCAGGTAATACAGCTTCTGATATTCAAGCGCTGGTTAATGATAATCCATTACAGATGTATGAAGTTAGAGCTGACAATACTGGAGCAGCGGCACAAGGAGATGTTGGAAAGGTAGCTGATATTGTTTATGCAGCTGGCTCAAGTCCGAATTATGTTTCGGGTGCGATGCTAGATGACAGCGATATTGCTGCTGGAGCTTCCAAGCAACTTAAAATTGTCGGTCTATCAAGAGATCCTGATAACAGAGACTTAACTGCCGCAGGTGTGGTATGGAGAGTTGTTATCAACGAATCTTTCTTCTTAGACGACTCAGGGATATAATAGGAGATAAATTATGGCTATATCACGTAATCAACTAGTTAAAGAACTAGAGCCAGGTTTAAATGCACTATTTGGCCTGGAATACAAACAGTATGAAAATCAGACATCTGAAATTTATACTACAGAGTCATCTGACAGAGCTTTCGAAGAGGAAGTAATGTTGTCAGGTTTCGCTTCTGCACAAGTAAAACCAGAAGGTTCAGGAGTATCATATGATAATGCTCAAGAAACTTTCACAGCTAGATACACTAACGAGACAATTGCTCTCGCTTTTGCTATCACTGAGGAAGCAATTGAGGATAACTTGTATGATAGACTGGCTTCTAGATATACTAAAGCTTTAGCAAGATCTATGGCTCAAACAAAACAAGTTAAAGCAGCGTCTCCATTAAATAATGGACAAACTGGAGGAACATTCAACTCTGGTGACGGTGTAACTTTGTTTAACACGTCTCACCCTACAATTGCTGGAACGTTTTCGAACACACTAGCAACTGCAGCTGACTTAAACGAAACATCTTTAGAGCAGTCTTTAATAGACATTGCAGCTCTTACAGATGAAAGAGGTTTAAAAATTGCTGCTAAAGGTATGAAGATGATCATTCCATCTGCACTACAATTCACAGCTGAAAGACTTATGGCTTCTGCTGGTAGAGTTGGAACTGCTGATAATGATGTTAACGCTATCAAATCTATGGGGATGATTCCTCAAGGATACTCTGTTAATAATTTCTTAACAGACACTGATGCGTTTTTCATTATTACAGACGTGCCAAATGGTATGAAACATTTCGAAAGAACTCCATTAACTACTAAAATGGAAGGTGATTTCGATACTGGTAATGTTAGATACAAAGCTAGAGAAAGATACGTATTTGGCGTATCTGACCCTAGAGGTATCTTTGG